GTTGGCGCGCCTTCGGGATTGTCGTTGCAACCCACGGGGCGGGGCGGGTCGAATCGCTGTCCACGGGGCGCGCGTAGTGGATGATTTCGCGGGCGGGGATGCGGTCATGGAGCCCATTGTTGATCGCCCCGAAGCCGAAGGTGCCTGCAATCGTGAACTGCCAGTCGTTGGGCTGACGGCGGATGAAATAATAAGCCACCGCCTTTCCAAGCCCCCAGCTTGAGCTCTCGTATTCAATGCCCATTCGCACGACGTTTCCGTTCTCGAGCGTCCCGTTCATCAGGCGATCACACCACTCCGCATTGATCATCTGAAGCGAGAAACCAAACTTATTTACCCGAGGGTCGCGAATCATGCGGATGAAAAAGTCGCCGTCTCGAACCGCTGAAATTAGGCGAAGCTGTCGCATCGTTTTGTAGTTACGCGTCCCCCGGGTGTCGCAGTATTCCGCCCGTTGCCACTCCGCCCATTTTTTCTCAATCATTTGCCGCGCGAACACGTCAGGCCCACCAACTTTGACTTGCGCCCTGCTTGAGCCATTAGAGCCGATCCACGGGCGGTTTGTTGGGTGGAACGGGTTGCCACTCCGCTCGGCGGCGTGAGCGCGCACGCGGTCAATTCGCGCGTCGTAGGCGCGAAGCGTCGCCTTCTCTCCGGCGTTCTGCACGATGCGGTCTTCCTGCTCTTTTACGCGACTCCGAAGCATGATGCCTTCGCTCCCGAAGACGTTCGCCCACAGCGTTTCACGATATGCTTGGTAGAGCGGATTGGAGCGAAAAAGATCGCGAACGCGGGAGGTCAACGCCCACGCGTTCTGCCACATATCGGCGTCTTCCCCGATCTGACTTACGGGCCAATCGCCATTGATGCCACCGCCAACCGAAGCGAGTTCGCGGAACCCGCGTTCCCCTGTTTTGTTCCCGCCTTTTTTGCTGAATATCTTCGTGAAAATGTTCATCGGGCGTAATAGGTGGGGTCGAGGTTGTTGGCTGGGACGAACGAAAGCGTGATGCGGTTGCTCGTCGTGGATCCGCGCGCGGCGTTGTCGGCGGCGGTTTCGCGTATCACGGTGGCTTGCCAGAAGCTGAGTTGCTCTTGGTAATCTTTGATTGCCCCGCGGGAGAAGGATTGCCCGTTGAAACTGACGCTTTGCTTCGTCGTCGCGCTGAACTCGGCGAGGATGGTTTGCAGGCGAGTAACTTGCGCCTGGGCGAAGGATGGGGTTGCGGTGGCGGTGAGGTTGGCTAGCACGTTGATCGTGCCCTGCTTTGCGGTGTAGCGGGTCGCTCCGCTCGTCGCATAGATCGCGTAGGTGTAAGCGCCTGCGGTGATCGCGGCCGTGACGGTGGCGCTGAGCGTGAACAGGAAGAGCGCGCCCGAAGTCGTGGCGGTGATCGTGGTTGCCGCGGCGACTCGGTTGTTTAGGACGAGCGTGGCGGTGTAGGTGCCGGGCGCGTAGTCGGCGAAAGCTTCGGTGAAAATTACGGTGTCCCCAGCTTCAAACTGCATTGGGATTCCGACGAGTGGGTCAGGCATTGTGCCTTGAGTTTCACCACCCCCGCAAAGATTGGCAACCCGCACACAAAAAACGCCCCACCGAATTGCTTCGATGGGGCGTTGGGGTTGAGAGGAGGAGTTTAGTTTAAATTTGTCAGCTTCGGCAGGTTTTTAGCCTTCGTTCTTGATCGCGTTCCGATTGATCGGATCTCGGTCATTATTTCTTCAAAGTCTTCATCACTCGGCGCGTCATAGAATCCGATTGGGCGTTCAACAAGGATCCACCCGTAATCGCATTCGCCGACTTCCTCAAAGAAAAACAGCAAGTGATACAACGTTTCCCCCGTTAGTTTCCCGTTCACAAACGCTACGATGTAGGGTTTGCAGGCTTTCGCATCCGAGTCCAAAAGAGCCGAGTCAACCCCATCCATAAATAAATGCACACCTTCAGGGATGTCATATTTCTTCCTTAGCTGAGTCTTTTTTTCCTCTTCTGGGTATTCATCTCTTTCAACCTCCTCATCGATAGGGTGCTGAAGCCAGTGCAGTTCAATGTCTTCGATATAATCCCTCTGCGCCTTCGCCACGCGCATCAGGCGATCCTGAATCTGTGCAACAACGATTTGAATTTCAGTCTTTGTAAGCTCGCGATTAGCCTGATTGGTTTCGGTTGTGGTTTCCATTCCTTTAGTTCTTCTCCTTGGTTGTGGTCATAAGTTGTTTCGTCCTCGCCCCCTGTCTCGGTGAGTGTTCGCGATTCGGTAGATTCGACCTTGCCATTGAGGTCGTAGATTTCTCGGTCGTAAATTGATCCGTGGAAGACGCCGTTGCCCGCGAGGTCTAGCACCGTGCATTCCTGCTTGCCGGGGGCGTTTCGAGTTCCTCTCCCGATCATCTGCTTCCATAGGCACCGGCTCAAAGTGTGGCGGTTCAGAACAATCAAATCCACGTCGGGAACGTCGACGCCTTCGGTGAAGATAGTGTGGTTGCAGATGATCTTTAGCTTTCCTTTCGCAAATCCCTTGAAGAGTTGCCCCCGTTTTTCTGGGTCTGTCATCCCGTCAATGCTGGCAGATTTTATTCCTGCGGCGGTGAGGAGTTGCGCGAGTTCCTTTGCCTCATCCACTGATCGGCAAAAGACAATCCCCTTAGTGAATTCGGTTTTGGCAATTCGGCTTGCCGCGGCATCAGGCGACCACGCCGCCGTGTGTTCTGATTTTGGAATGTAGACGCGGGCCCGACAAAGCGTGCCGTCTTCGGTGAGGTCGTAGGTGTCTGGCCCGTGGATGATCTTGGTGAATCCGCATGATCCAAGCCCGACGCCATCAAGCCGATAAGGGGTTGCGGTGAGAGCAATAATCTTTGCCGAAGGGTGGTCTTCTAGGATTTGCCGATACTGATCCGCGCAAACGTGGTGCCCCTCGTCGATAATGATATTCTGGTAATCGCCAAAGATTTTCCGTTGCACTAGGGACACTCTGAGGTTTGCCCCGTATTCATGCACCTGCTTTTCAAGCTCTTTTCGGTGCGTCACCCAAGCCGTTTTCCCTTGCAGGTTGGGAAGGATTCCGTGGATGGCAATGACGGTTTTCCCTGATCCTGTCGGGCAAGCCACAACCACCCGCGAGTGAGTTTGTAAGGCGATTAAGGTGGAGGCGACTATGGTTTTTTGATAGTCACGCAGTTCAATAGGCTTTGTCATAAGCGATAGAACCTTGCCGATTCTCTCCCCTCTTTGCAATGAATTAATTTTAAAGCCCCCACCCGCCACCCCGCATAACGCTCGCCGCCTGAGGAGGCGCAGGCGCGTTGATGGGTTGCTGATTCTCAAGCTCATCCTCAAGCGCGTCCATGTTGCGCGGGTGCAGGCGGAAGGCGGCGAGGTTGCCAACTTCAATGTCTATCGCTTCGTTTCGCGCCTGCTTCGCGTTTAAATATTTCCGCACCTCCTCCCCTCGCTCGTAGCTAATCGCCACCGTCTCAACGGTCAACTGCTGGCAATATTCTTCGCCGAATCGCTGGTTGAAGTGCATGATGCCTTCGGGCGTCTCGCCGTCTTTCGCCTTCACCTTGAGCCGCTCATAGATGCGATCTTTCGCCTCCCACGTGCCGATGTGATACCCTTTAAGGTTGCGCGCCACCGTCTTCCATTTGCGGTCAATAATCGGGTGGTTGGCTTGCCCGACGCCCTTGCTCGCCCGACATTTCCCGCTCACCCCCGGCATCGGATTCGTCGAAAGTTCTTGCATGAAACGGTAAACGTCCTCGGCGAAGTGGCCGCCGTCAACGAGCGCCGTGCCAAGGGTCAGATACCCGCCACCTTCGCGCGGGAATTTGCGGGCGAGTTGCTTGCGTAAAGATTTCCAAACGTCTGCCATCCGAACGTGTCCATCTAAAACCACGTGGTCGAGCCCCCAGCTTTCCTCGTTCCTTCCCCACGCCCGCCATCCGCATTCGAGGCGATTGAGCTGGACGTCAACGAACGCGGTGAGAAAGAGCGCATCACGCGGCGCGTCGGTGTAGTGTTCGCGGGCTTCGTAGATCTCCCGCCACTCTGGCGGCTTTTCGCTGTCTTCGGTAGGATCCCAAGGTTCCGCGTCCACGGTGTTGACAAGCACGCGCATCGATCGCCTTGGGTTGTCGCTTTGCTTCGCGTCAATCTCTTGTTGGGCGATGCACTGCAGCCAGCCCCCCGCGTATTTTTTCTCGTCTACTGGGTGAGGCCAGAGGAGCGCGTTCGCCTGATATCCACGCTTCCCACGGAAGGCGTTGCGCGGTCGCCAGTTGTCGTAGCCTTGGCGGTGTGCCATGTCATAGCGTTGGCGGTCGGTAAGCAAAGCGGAGCACCGCGGGCATTCAAGGCGGGCACCTTCTGGGGATGCGATGTCATAGCGGAGTTGATTCCGATGCATGACGAACGGTTCGCCCCCACACTCCACGCACGTCGAATGCCATTCGTTGTGGTCTGAGTCTTTCAGCCTCGCGTTGATTCTGCTGAGCCCCTGCACCGAAGGGTAGGAGGAGAATACGCGGATGGTGTCGGGATATTCGTCGCCGCGTTTATTGAAGATCGCGAGCTGGTCGCCTTCGTCGGTTTGCTCGGTGCCGATTGCGTCGATTTCGTCAGCGTAGAGGAACGATCCTTTCGCGCGTCGCATATCGCCTGGGGAGTTGGCACCGAAGATGTCGATGAGCCCGCCGGGGAATTCTTTGTGGAGGAGGGTGTTGCTTGTGATGCGTTTGCCCGTGGCGTTGCCGAGGTAGCTAAGGGCGGGAGTGCAGTTCAGCAACTCCCCGCACAAGTTGTCCTTGCTCCACTTCTCCCCTTGTCCATTGGTTGGCCACAAGCTGAGGATGCGCCGCGGTGCTTGGTCGATCACGTAACCGATGGCAAGAAGAATGACCGTTGACTTGAGCCCACGGCTAAAAAGTTGCATCGAAGTTTCGATGGAGTTGGGGTCGAAGATGCTCTTGAACATCGCGCGAGTATACGGCGCAAACTCCCAGCGAAACCGTCCGCCGGTGGGGAGGCGGTAAATGTCCTGCGCCCACTCCTCCGGCGGGACGAGCGAAGAGAACGCGTAGCAACGCGCCGCGATGCGGGCGCGAAGCTCCACCGCTGAGGAGCGAGAGATTGCGCGGATCTCGTGGGGGCGGATGGTGGTGGCGTTGCTCATTCGTCGTCGTCTTCGTCATCGTCTGCTTCGGCGGGCGGGTTGACAGGCGTAGCGACAACGGGCACTTCGGCGGCGGTCACTTGCTGATGCCACGCGCGGAGGGTTGGCCCGACTTGCCGAAGCTCGCCGAAGATGTCAGACAAAGCTTCCTCGTCGAGCGTCTTGTTTCGCCTGCTCTTGAGGATGCCCGCAATGTTAGAGTGCAGGCGCTCGTCAATCTCTTCGATTAGGTCGAGCGGGATGCGGGTGCGCGCGGTGACTTCCATGTTTAGGCGGATCTCGTCGTGGCGTGCCACGTTGAGCGCGCGTCTCGTCGCTTTGTCGTCATCTTCATTTGACGCGGTGCCAGCTTGGTCACGCCTGTCACGCAGATAGCGGATGTATGCAACCGCGTTTTTTAGGGGCGAGTAACGCCCGCGCTCTTCGCGGAAAAGCACGCCTTCGCTCACGAGCTGGTTCATGCGGCGCGTGGTCATGTCGAGCAGACGCGCCATGCGGTCGCTCGGCCACGTTAGCGGGTCGGGGGTTGGGGTGGCGGCGCTCATTGAAGACCAAGAGCAGTTTTGATCTGATCGTAATCACCTATCGGTAAGCGGTAGATGTCTTGCCAGATAGTTTCGTTCCTCTCTAGATTTTTTGACTCGTCTTGGAGGTTTTGCCAAACGTTACTTTGCCTTGAATGTCGAACGAGTGGGCCCGCAAGATTAAAGCATTTGCCCTCAAAAAATGCCTGTCTTTGCCAAATGAATCCCTGCCAGATGTCATCGAACCTCGGCACGTCGATAAACTGGCACCACGGCCACTCGGCAACACGAAAAGCAAGGTTCATTCCGCACAGCGGAAAGTATCGCCCATGAATTGCCTTTCGACTAAACTTCATCAGCTTGGTTGCGCCATGGACAAGCTGACCCGGCGCATCGTAATCGCCGACGTGCGTCCAGAACCCCATTGAAGCCGCGACTGGCATTTCGATCGTTCGATTGAAGTACGGCGTTCCCCGGCTTGGCGGATCTGTCACCACTTCGAACATCTCTACCGACTGAGGCTCGAGCGCGATTTCATGCGCCGCGATAAACTCGCCAAAGGTCTGCCCCTGCTCAGGAAAGCAGTCATCGTCGAGGATGATCACAATGTCGGCTCCTGATTCTATCGCGGCAGTGATTCCTCGGTTCTTCGTTCTCGCACATCCTTCCTTCGTCTTATCTTGTTGAAAAATTGCCCTGTCATCGTCTTGGTCGATGCTCCATGCATGAAGGAAGATGTCTAGTTGATCGGCGTTGTGCCACGGGATTACGACTTTAGTTTTCATCGTGCCTTCCTCCATTTGTTTCTAAGAATTTTTGAACAAGCATTGTGCCAGTTGATTTTGTGATGGATACGGCATCCGCTTGGATTCCGAGGATCTTTAAGTTGCCCGATTTTTACGCATGAAGGGGATTGCATGACCGAGTAAAATGATTTTACGTAAGTGCCGGATGACAAATAAAGGTCGCTCATCCCCCCTGCGGTTGTTTGGGTTGGTTTCTGCACTAACATCATTTGCATGACTGTGAAAAACAGATGTCCCTGCAACCCATTTAGAACGTAAGCACTCACGTCTTCGTTCATGTGTCCCACAAATTTAAAGGGTTTGTTAACGTCACAGAACCAACTATTCATGCACTTCCTTCGCAATCTTACATCTTTTATTTCAAGGCTTCCAAGTCCTTTGTACCTTCCTCCTATGTGATCTCCCCCTTGGCAAAACGCAATTGCTGTTGCAGGGATGGATTTGTAA